GCCAACCAGAAGCTCTTCTGTCTTCAGCTTTTTCTTTTTCTTCCTCTGTACCACTAAAATCAAAAGTTCCAATCATTTTCAAATTCCTACCCATTCTTTCAAGAAAAGCGAGAGTTACTCCTGCACTTATAAAAGTAAAAGGACTTAAACCAGTCGACATAGTTGCCAAATCTCTCATTATATATCTCTTAAACTTTCCAGAATATGAATCATCATCTTCATCAACATATTTTCCCACAGTAAGTAGAGCTAACCCAAGTACAACACCTGATTCTGCAAGTCTATAAAAATCTCTTGCTTGTTTTTTTGTCAATCTTTTATTCTTATCTCCAAGCCTTGTCACAGTCCTTGTCAAAGCTGCTATATCTGTTGAAACAGTGCTAACCATAGGCAGATACCAACCTCTGAACTTATTAACAGAACCACCAAGAGATGTTGAACCCATCAAACTCTTTGAACCATCTATATCCAAGAATCTTCCTGCCTCTCTGGTTATTTTTGCTAATCTTTGGGGCGAAATTGTCCCATTTTTAAATTCAGTCTTTGTCATGTTGCCAAGAAGAATGTCTTGATTCGTAATTTTACGAGTCCATTTTAATACACCATAAAGAAGCTGATTGGCTTTCTCTCCCATAAGTTGTCCTGGTTCAGCAAGCTCTTTCAAAACTCCCTTACCAATATAATGTTCATATTTTTTAAGTATCTTTTTACCCTGAGGCGAAAGTTTCCTTTTATTTGCAAGCAAGAGTTTCCTCGCACCAATAGCAGGAAGTTTGGCCATCGTCTCCCCACCAATAGCAGCAGTCTGCAAGGGAAGATTACCAGCAATATACCTTAGTGAAAGAAAACTACTGAGTGATCGTAAAGCTATATCTAATGCTCCACCTTGATGGAAACCCCTAATAGGAGTTATTCTTTGACCTTTTTTATTGTTAAGATACTCTTTCACAAAGTTTTCAAAATTTGCACCGTTTGGATTATCTACCGCTAAAGCTTTTGCAATAGTGCTTATTAATGGAATAGATTTATCTAAGCCTTGTTTTCTATAAAATTGCCTCATGTAAATTTCAGTGGATCTTATAATATTCTTACTTGGATTCAGCTCTCCAGATCGAGTTGAACCCCTGATACATTATCTCTTGTTGAAAATAAGGTGTTATCTTGTTTCCAGCTACCAGCAATTTCCTTTAAAGTTGTTTTAATAGTTGAAGGTTTCATATCAAGCACAGCTTCCAATAATGGTTTTTTAGCATACATGATATATCTATCTTTATATTTTGAACTTAATAGATCTTCGTTCTGTAAGAGATGTAGGTAGGCGTGTTTATAAAAACCTGAGACATATTCTGCGAACTTAACTTCTTCATTTGTCATACTGTCTAACATTTTTAATCTTGTTGCTGTATCACCTTCAATGTATGTCATGACGTTTGCTTGAGTACCAGTGACTTTTTCTTTCAAACTCCTTGGTCTTGATTTTAATGCAGCTTTTCCAAAGTCATCTAAACCTTTTTTAGCAGAAACGTATTTTCTCAGGCTTTTGATACTATTCGCTTTAAGATCATCTACCATTATTTCATGAAAACTACTTCTATTGGCAAGAGGAGTACTGAAAAGGTAACTATCAGTCCACTTGTAAGTCACATCTTTCAGGTCTGATTCTTTTATGTTATATTCTTTCGCTGCTTTTTTTATTACTCCGTCTAATGTCATCTGACCTTCCAGAAAAGAACCCTTTAAACTCTTACTCCTTTTATCTGAAAAAACCGTGTCTCCTATCTTCATTTCATTTAGAATATTTGAATAGTCTCTCAATTGCTTGATGTTCATTGATCTTACAGGAGGTAATTTTAAAATATCTCTTAGATTTTTTTCGTTCTTTATTTCCTTTTCCTGTTGAAGAAATTTAATAGTTGATCGTTCTTCTTTTATACTGTTTTTTGTGTCAGCTAATTTTGACATTTTAGTAGCGAGTTCATCAAATTCAAAACCATACATTCTATGTAATGCTTTCGGAGCAAGATCTTTTACATCACTTAGAGTTAAACCATGGTATTTTCTAAAATCCTCAATTCTTTTGATATCGTAATCAAGTTCTTTCTTTAATATTGATTGATATTCCTCTACTGTTTCAAAGCTCTTGTCTCCACGTCTTGTTTTGACAACACCAGAACCATCAGGGTTTTTAATCATAAAACTGTCACCCATCGGTTTTTTAACAATAAAATCACTCTTAGCTATGTTCTGAGATGTGTAAGGAAGTGTTTTTTTTCTTTCTTTTGGGGTTAGTTTCATTCTTTCCATAGTATCAAAGGCTTCAGCTTCCCCAAGAAGCCTTCTGTATTTCTTATAAGCCAGGCTTTTCACCTTACCTTTATCAGAAAGTACATCTATTTTGCTTTCTATTTTTTTAAGCCCTTTTTCATACCGTGCTAATTTTATTTTACTTGCTTCGTCTGTTTTTTTCTTTAAGACCTCAATTTCTTTCTTTACTAAAACAGCTTTGTCTATTTTTTCTTCTAACATTACTTCCATTTTTTTTATAAATGGCTTTGAGCTACCACCAGAAGCTGCACCCTCTATTTGTTGTACTGCATGTTGTGTTTCATGTGTAGTAGCAGTAAGAAGATTATCTCTACCACCAAGTAGTTTTATTATTTTGTTTTTGACATTCCATGATCCGCTTGTAAATCCAGCATTAGATGTTAACAAAGAACTAACAGGAATATCTTTCAATTGTGGGTAGTTTTCAAAAAGGACTTTATGATCAAGAACTTCACTTAATTTTTTAGTTTGTAAGCCTAAATTAATATTTCCTATTATTTTGGCCTTAGAATCATCAATTTCGAATTTCATTTTACCAGAAGCATCACGAATAAACCCTGTCTTTTCCCAAACAACCTGTTCACTCTTGCCTTCATTTAACATTTTAATGGCTTTAGCCTCTTTAACTTTATTATGTTTAAGAGCTTTACTGCCTGCCATCATTAATTTCAGATCGCTTGATCCTGCTTTTGTAGCTTCTCTACTAAAAACCTTTCCAGTTTCAAACTGTTTAGCCAACCTCCTGGAAGTAGAGCCACTTATTCTTAACAGGCCATCAAGAAAATCTGTTACTTTCTGAATAATTCTACCGAGTTTTGTACCTCTGTATTTTGCCCTGTCCTTCAATATCTGAGAAAATGTGTTTGCTTCATTTTCTTCTAATCTTACTTTATTTTCTTTTGCCTTGCTTGGTTCAAAACTCAATTTCTTTTTGTTTAAAAGACTTCGCATTTCACGTCTAAGAGATACACCCTCTTTTTTCGTAACCATGCCAAGACCTTTTATTCTATGGTAAAGTTCATGGCTGACAGTTCCTTTGTCTGCATAGTCTTTATCAATCTTTATTCTACTCCCTTTCTGAGAACCTAAAATTCTACCATCTGTATTCATCTGTCCGGACTTAACAGCGTACTCTATTGAGCCATCATCGAACTTATTAACAAGCTCTATAATAACGCCCTGCTTATTATCAAATAACACGGATATGTGCCCCTCAGGCGTTATATTTACCGTTTGTTTCTTTAACATACCTTGTATGTCTTTAAATTTAATTCCCTCTCCTGCTACTTGACCAGCTTGCAGTTTTAAATCATTGTCTGAAACTTTAGTATCAGGCTTAGCTTTTCCTTGGTATCCTTCACTTTGTAGGTAATCACTTTCAGCTTGATAGTCAGGTGTATAGTCAAGATCCGGTAGTGTCGAATCTTCAGTAGGTTTTTCACTTTTAATGTCAGAAGCTTTGTGTGCTTCTATAAGTTTATCAATTTCAGGTTTCAGATGTTTTATATTCGGATTAGCTTCAATTAAAATTAAAGCTTCTTTCCCATCAATTTCTCCGGAGGCCAGTGATTCATTTATATCTTTTAATATAGCTTTGTCTTTACGGTTTAGCGGTTCCTGACCTTCAATATTTTCAACTTGTGGTATTCGGTCTGTTATTATATCCTGCTCAATTGCAGGTTTAACCGGAGGCAAAGGAGGTGTAAAAGGAGCAGGTTGATCAGCTATTTGACCAGGAATAGGGTCTGTCTTTGGTATTTGATCGGGAACTATATCTTGTTCTGTTATAACATCTTGATCTGGTCGAGGCTTCGGTTGGTTATCAGGTAGGCCTATATCTCCTTGTTGCCTTTGGTTTCTTAACATAGAAACACCACTCATAGCACCGCCTATCATTCCTGATGTTAAAAGAACTTCTGCATTGGTCGCTGATTCTTTTATGGCTTCTCCTATTTTGTCCATAGCTCCAGGATTAGAGATACCGTCTTTAGTTATGCTTTTTGTGACAGAATAAACAATATTTTCTACATATTCTGTTGTCATTTCAGTAGCAGTTTTAATCCCAAAGACTTTAAATGCTTCTTTTATTCCTTTAATAGCAGTCTTTGCCAAGATTTTATCTAAACCTATTTTATTCAGGTAAGAAGACAGGCCTCCCATAATAACTGCACCAGTTAAGGCTTCTTGTTCTGTCACGCCATCGTCTCTTGTTATATCCTGATAAAAGTCAGCAGCAGTAGAAAAACCAATAACTGCGGATGCTACTAAAGCAGAACCAGAAGCAAGAGTGAAAGCAACAGCAGCAGGGGCAATGCCTGCGAGACCATCATTAAAAGTTCTAATAAGATATTCTTCATCTAACATTAATTTAGGGTTGTCCCAAAGCCTTTTATTCTTTATCTTCTCTGATTTTCCAACGTCCATACCTAAGAATGTTTTCTTGCCTTCCAATATGTCTTCATTCACTTTAACTGACTCGTGAAGCCAGTCTCTTACGGCACCTGCAAGTCCTTGATCTCTAATGCCTCCTTTTTTAGAATCTTCTGAAGACATATTCTCAATAGCTCCTGCAACAAAAGCTAAGCCATCTTTAGCTTGTTTCTCAATAGAAACATAAGCCCTTGGGATAAAATCTATAAAAGCATCAGTCGCCCTCTCTCTATCTCTTATCTTCGTCTGCATTCTCGCATCAAACTCTTCACCAAGTCTTTCATATTCACTAATCTTTTCTTCTTTTTCAGGTGTTCCAAAGTCCTCTTCATAATCCAACTGAGGCAGGTTGTCTTGCTCTTGGTTAGGAACATCAGGAAGGTTGTCTGGAATACCATATTCTTTTTGCTGAGGTTCGGTAACACTATCAGGACCATAATCTAATTCTGGAAGCTGATCCATTTTACATACCTCTACTTTGATTTAGTTTTTCAAGATAAGATGAGAATGCTCTTTGTCTTGCCTGTGGAATAGATAATCCGCTTTGTATACCTATTTTTATATTTTCTTTTATAAAATTATCCTTGTTTTTCTCAAATTTTATTCCATTATTTGCTAAAGCTCTTCTTATCTGAATTTCTGTCATGCCGTCTCTCTCCATATATTGAGATATAATGTCTGGATTAGCACTGTTTTTTAAAGCATAACCATCAATACGTTTGTTCTTTACATTGGTTTTATTCAATAGTGTTTGCATCTGTTTCGTGGTCAGGTCTTCATTGCCGTATTGAGATCTTATTTGTTCCTGTATAGCAGGTGTTAAATAGATTTTTCTACCCAATGTCATCGAACTTTGGTCTAAGTTTGCCTCAGCATCATAATATTTTTGTTGGTCTGATTCTGAGAGAAAAGCTATATCACCATCACTTTTAGCGGTTAACCTTTTAATAGTTCCAGCATAAAGTGCATCCTGTTTATGATCTTTATTAGATTGGTATTTCTCCCTTGCTAAATCAGCATTTTTAGCAGCAGTGATATCTCTGTTAGATATTTTTTCATTTTTAAAATTGCTCTTCCATTGGTTTTCTTCGACTGTAGAAAAAGCTTGATACTCCTCATCAGTAGGTATTTGATGTTCTTGGAGGATCCCTTTGTTGATCATATCCCCCCTGTAACTGGAAAAAGTTACCTTATTAACATTGCCCAGATAACTTCGGGCAACATTAAGTTTATTGGTCATAATATCCAATTGTTTCTTTTCTAAATTGGCTTTTTCAAGATCATTTAATTCTTTAGCCTGTCCTATATCTTCTATTTCTCTCTCAACCTTTCTCATTTTCATTTGGTTTAGATCGGCTTTTGATTGATAGTCAGCTGTTTTAGCTTTATCAAGACCGCTTACTTCTCCATCATTTTTAATAAATCCACCGATACTCTTCTTCTTTGTACCTTTTTTTTTAGTCCCATCTATACCAGCTTTTATCATTCGGGTTTCTGCTTTTATTTTCTCAGTGCCAGCCTTAGCCCTCTCTTTTCCTATTTTATCGGCTTCTTTTGCACTTCTCTCTTCTTCTCTCGTTTTTTTTTGTTTTTCTTTAGCAAAAGCCCTACCTGAAACTCTACTGCTGCCACCCCTATGTAACATAGCCTGCTGTTCTAAAGCATCGTAACCTTGTCTTGTTTTAATGCCTTGCATCATTAAATTTGTGCTATTTGGTCTGTGTATATATGCCTGTACCATTATTTAGAAATCCTTTCCACCTTTAAAAGCTGCATAACCCAAATCTCTATCAGCTATTGCTTGTTGTTGTGCTGCCATTATATTAGCTGAATCAATTGTACCTTGTGCCTGGGCTTCACCACCATATCGCGATGCCTGAGCCATTTGATTAGCTGTTTGCATCCCAATCCCTGCTTCTCTTTCCCCACCTTGAGCAATAATACCAGCTTGTTGAGCAGCAGCTCCTTGTCCACCTTGCGACATTCTTTCAAGAGGTTTCATAGAAGCATAGTATCTTGATAGAAAATTATCGTAATCTTGAGTAGCAAAGTTTTGTCCAAATCTCATTGCTTCTTTTACAGCACGTCCACTTAAAGAACTACCACGAGCAGCAGATGACGCATCTAAGGCACGGTTTCCTTCTTCTAATCTTGCTTTATAACCAGGACTTTGTTTGTAATCTCCGGGGCCGGAATCAATCAATTTTGTTAATTTGCCCAAAGCATCAACACCAGCATTTTTCCAAGGCTCATGCATAGATGTTGCTTTTTGAGTTGCACGTTGTGTGGATGACATAGCTGATCTATTAGCGTCAGTATAAGCCTTCTCCATGCCTCTTGTAGCTGCCATTCTCTGTTGTGCTGCTACTTGCATTTGATTAGCTTGTTGTCCTGCTGCTTCTCTTGTAGCTTGTTCATTTAATTCTCTTTGGGAAGCTCCATATCTTTCTTTGTCTCTTGATAACATTCTTCTACGATGCAGTTCACTCTCTGCTCTCGCGGCATCTTGCTTATCTTCAACAGTTGTATATTTATTAGCTCTCATTTCCAAAAAGCTATTCAACCACTTGTCCGATCTACCCGAGAAGCGTCCTCCTCTGTCTGAGTACATACTTTGAAACTGAGTTGCCATTTTCCCCTCTCTTTCTACAGTTAAGATATTTCAAAACCAGAAATACTACAACCTATCTTATTAGTCACAGACGCAACTATTACAATATCACCATCAGGTTCTAATACCTGATCTATCAAATTAGGACACAGCCAAGCTCCATGACCAGGAATAAGTTTTTCATGAACAACCCTGTTTGTATATGAAGTAGATCCACCAGTAGATACGATGTAAACCGAAACGGTTATAGGTGTGTCATCACTATTTAGAAAAATAGCCTTTTTAATAATACTCCTTGTTCTTGATGGTGCTGTATAGTAAGCTACTTCTGAATCTGTTATTGCAACACCATCTGCAAATACTTTTGCTACTATCATTAACCCTCCTTGTTAAAATCTACAAGCCTTAAATTGAGCATAAGTACCAATTAATATAATTTTTACAGGAGACTCAATAGTCAACTCATATATTCTATTTCTACTTTTCCCCAAACCTCTCCATATAGCCCTTGTACCATATTGCTGATAAGTGCCTATTGACACAGATCTTCCAGATGACCAATTGAATCCTCCATCATCAGACCATTTTAATGTAGCCTGTGGATCATATCCGTCTACATCAGATGCTACATCAAGGCCAACTCCAGGTTCAAACTCAATTTCAACCCTATTATGAATAACATTTACTCTGTTTTTATTGATAATTTGTGTGCGTCTTATTCTTGTAATCTCTTGACCATTGTCAGTATAAACTTCATCTTCAAGGCTATATATTAAACCTTTTTCAAAATCTCCGACTAATTCTTTGCCTTGCCATCTAATTCCACCGCATGAAGACCTGTGCTTGCCAGGAACATAAGGAGCTTTTATAATAAATGTGAATCCATCATAAGTAGAATTACCAGAGTTACAAGAATATTCACCCGCCCTCGTTTCAGTAGATAAAGTAAATGAAGTTCTCTGAGTTGTAGTTCCATCCAATAACTGATATTCATCATTCCTGCCAGTACCATAAAGAGTAGTTCCAACCCTTGCTATACAAAAACGCCCGCTCGTTTCTACTATCTTATTAAAAACTAAACCTTGATCTTCCTGTGTAAAAACATCATAACTGGCAGTATCTCCTGTGCCTAATTCACCTTTTCCATTATCACCACAACCAAACAGTGATCCATCGGTTGTTAGAGCGTGTGATCTAATTCTACCACAAGCTATTTCAGACCAAGTAGTTCCTACTCCTACCTGTGTAAATTCATCAAGATCAGTAGAATTACCTTGTCCGAGTTGTCCTGTAAAATTATAACCGCAAGACCATAATGTCCCATCTGTTTTTACAGCAAGTGAATGTCCACCATTATATAAAGACCCTTCACTACAAGATACAGAAGCCCATGTATTACCAGAACCAACTTGTGTAAAAGTATGTCTTTCTACAAAGTCATTTTGACCTAACTGACCCTTGTTATTATAACCGCAAGACCATAATGTCCCATCAGTTTTTATTGCTAAAGCGTGCCAACTACCTATTGCTACTGTCTGCCATGTAGTTTCAACACCTATCTGTGTAAATTCATCTCTATTTGTTGTATCGCCTAACCCCAAATGTCCCTTAATGTTTGCACCAGTACCCCAAAGAGTACCATTATTTTTTATAGCTAAAACAGAATCACTTAGAGTTGCAATAGTCTCCCAATCATTATCCGATCCTATTTGTGTGAATGATGTAACAGAACCTGTATGTCCTAATCCTAATTGACCAGAACTGTTTTTACCTGTACCCCATATAGTACCATCTGTTCTCATAGCTATTGTTGATTCGTCAAGACAAAAAACTTTACTCCATGTACCTAAGCTACCTACTTGAGTTAGAGTGTCTAAATCACTACTATCACCAGTTCCAAGTTGACTTTCACCATTCTCTCCAATACACCACATTTGAGCCATTTACTTACCTCCCATTACCATACACTCTGCCATTCGTGCCATTGACCAGAAAGTAGTTCAAGCCCCCATGTTTTATCAGCAGTAGGAAATATAATTACATAAAAGATTCTACCGTTCTTTTCATACGAGTAAGATGTTGCATCTGTTACATCAGAATAAGTTGATATCTGATAATCTATGTTATTAGGCGAAACTCTCTCATACCCATAACCAGAGCTTTTAGCTATGAAACCTTTGTCTGATAACCAATAAATAACACCGTTTATCTCAGTCATTGATGCTATTGCTGCACAACCTAAATCTATAATTCCACCGGGAACTCTATCAAACGGAAAATCCGGATTACTTACTGATTGATATATTTCAGTTGATTTTTCACCAAAAAGCCAGAGGTTTCTTTGAGTTGTTCCTATACCTACAAGATCATCAGGAGCAGATTCAGCAGTTGCAAAATCAAGGGCTTTCCAATTTGTCCCATCATATAATTTTGATGTGTATATTTTGCCTGTATCTGTTTCAGTTACAATAAAGTAACCATTGTGAAAAACACAAGACGTTGAAGACGGAAAATCTGCATCTGTTATTAAAGCTATAGCTCCAGATGTGACGATATATCCCTTATCAGTACCATCAACTATTAACAACTGAGTGCCATTGTCGGCCATTGAAACATGACCACTGCTTGTGGTTAACGTGCCTAACGTAACAGCATTCCAATTTGTTTGTATTTCAGAGACTCTACTTTCTGTTACAGCATATAACAGATCACCAAGTATATGCATTCTTCTAACTCTACCAGTTATACCAATATCTATCCTCTGCGTAAGTCCTGGAGTGCTATACATTGATATGGCAACTTTAGGTTCTTTATCATCAAATACAGAAAATAAATTAACACTCTGCTGTGCATTTATTTTTCCTGATTTCCCTTCATATGCACCACCAAGGAAAGGGATTTGTATGCTTTCGTCATTTCCCACTTTATCACCTCATAGTCGGTTGTATAAACATTGATGTTTTTTCTACATCAAAAGATCTAACATTGAATTTGGCTTCAGCAGCAAGCCCCATTAGATTTTGGTCAGGTGTTACTCCTATTTTAATTCCAATTCTAATTGCGAGATTTAATGTAACTGCATCTAACCATTCTGGAGGAAATTCACCATCATCAGTACTTGCGTCGAAATCCATAATTGGGTATTTTAATGTTAGTTCAACGGTCTCTTTAACGTCGTCACAGACAGGCCATAAATATAAAACTCCGTTATCTAACTGAGAATCATAAAAAAATTGATTTACTTTACCGCCTGTGGTCTTATCCGATAAGTTCATGTATTCGTTTCTTGAGATAGACAGTAAGGGTATAGAATTGCCATCTGCTGCAATTACCCTTGCTTCTACTATTTGAAGAGGCCGTTGTATTTTCGTTGTGTATGTATACACATGGTTATCTATTGCAGATGCGTCAGATAATACATCAGTGAGAGTAACCGTGTCTCCTGATGGAGTCCCATTTATTGTAGTCCATTGCAATGTACCATTTTCAAGCTCTATACCTATATAGTCACCATCTGTCATGCCAGTGATAGAATCTCCGAGGAGATAAGACCTTTGCCCGTATCCAAGGATTAATGTTGCTGTTTTATCAAGCCATAAACCAATCCCCTCAGATTGCCAACCGTTCAGCATTAAGTTTAAAGTTCGTCCCCCATCAGTTAGCTCATCAGCAGTAGGATCTTCTCCGATAGCAATCCCACCTAAAAGTCTATAAGCTTCGCTGACTATACCGTCTCTGTCTAATGTAAAATCATAAGATCCTGAATAAGCCATATTATTTACCCTTGTTTATTTTTTTCTTTGTTGTTTTTTTCTCTTTCTCTTTGGTTTCAAGTGGTGGAAAGGGTTTTGCGTCCCACTTTCTGTCTGATGCTGTCATTTTGAACACCTTTATAAATCATTTTGGTTTTCTGTTATAAAAACATCAGCCGGTTCAGGTCTTGGATCAGTAACCGCCTGGTCTTCTTCCCTTCCTTTCACAAAATCTTGTGGATGTCGAGGCTCCCAACAACTTTTACAGACTATAACTCCAGTCCATTCTTTTAAAGTGTTACTCATTCTAACTTTTTTTTTACATCGGTCACAGATTCTCCAAAAGTTGCCAGGAATGTAAGTCATGTTTAATTTTCCTTTAGTCTCGCACAGATTAAAATATTATAAACATCTCCAGCATCTGCACCGTTTGATGTTAAAAGTATATCTCCAGTTCTGTCTCCTTCTTCACCGGGATCTACTAAACCACCAAATTCTTTAAAATCTATACTATCCTGAGAATCACCTCCCATTGTCAGTATCGGTACATTAGCCGCTCTATCCCATTCCAAAAGAATGCTGGTAAAGCCTTTTATATCAAAACTTATATATTCAATTACTGTTCTTGTTGGAATAGAACCATTTAAACACCTGAGTTCAGATATGTCTATTTTTGTCACATCTGTCTCTCCTGTACCATCAGATACACACCTGATCATCTTCACAACCCTTCTCCAACCGTTCTTTTCAGGAGCATTTCCATCCCAGTTAGGTGGGTAAACCCATTGTTCATTAACTGAATCAGCCATTTTATCTCTCCATTGCTGCGAAAATGAAATCAGTTGTCATAGTGTTAGCTACTGCCTCACCATTTTGACAGCCAAAACTTATAGCCATATATTCATCATCAGGAATAGTTCCAGACGATAAAGTTCCTTTTTCAACATCATCTACATAGTATTTAATAGTGCCAACTCCATCCCAATAAAACCCGACTTCGACATCAGTAGCATCTGTAAGTGAACCTATGTTAGATGCGGAAGTAACAATTGAATTTTTCATAATATGAAGATTAATAAGATCATTGCCGTCATTTGATTGAAACCATATTCCATCAGTAGGCGGTGTGTCAAGGGGGTCTGTAGCTGCTGTATGAATACCAATTATGAAAGATGTTTGATCTACATCATCACCCTGGAATTTAGCTTTAAACCAAGCTTTTTTACCAGCCTGCATTCTCCAACCTTCAAGATCATTTGTGCCTCCATCATGTGATTGCTGTAGCCATAAACTGTCATTCTCATTTGCTGCGTTTGTTATCACAACAGCCCCTCCAATATATGTATCTGATTGAGCGGCAGCAGACGTGCCAGCACCTACAGAAGTAGCTGTTATTACCCAGTCAGTACCAGTATAAGGCATAAAATCGTCAAAAAATGTAACTACTTTAGTTGGATCTGTATCTACATAAGAACCCAATGTGTTACCAGAAGCTACATTAGTTACTCCGTTTGAAAATCTTTTTGGTGAACTCATTTTTCTCTCTCTTTCTCTCTTTTAAAGCGTTTAATGTTTTAAACTCCGCTGTAAATCAACGGAGCTTCAAAAGTTTAATTTATGACAATGTACCAATAGCAGGTAAAACCAACCCAGATGAAGTTCCACCTGTGTAATTGTACCAATTCTGAAATAAAGACACACCAGTTGCAGCAGAAACAAAAGGAGTCTCCCCAGCTACATCAAGAGCATAGCAAATATTATTGTGCATAAAACCAGTAGAATCGGTACTTCCAACACTAATACCAACAACAGCATTTGCATCATGTAGATTATGAATCTGATTATAAGCTATTTCTATGTTTCTATGAACCTCTGTGTTAGCTGAGTAAATAGCTGCATATGGAGTTGAGTCAAAATCGCCAAGTATTCTGTTACCTATAATTGAAACATCATTGGTGTTTTTGTTTAGAATAATTGGAGTTAATTCTCCTGCATCACCATTAAAATCCATTGTGTTATACAGTAAAGAAGCACCGTCACAATCATTATCAGCAGCTCCACAATCAAAAACTTTTACAAAATTTTCATTTGTTGTGTTTCCCTCAAAATGATTTGAATCTGCCCTAAACCCTTTTGCAGTTATAAGGAATGCAGCACCAATATCTGCATGACCTGCTACAAAAACACAGTTAGATATACTTACATTTGCAGCAGTCACTAACCCTGTTATCGTTGACCCGTCCATAAGAATTGTTGGCCTATCGTCATATGATCCAAGCCCTACAATATCAACCCCTGCTTTATCAAAGGTTATACCACCAGCTCCTGTTACTGTTTCTGAGTGCTTAGCTTTTACTATTATAGTGTCACCCTTATCAGCCGTACAAAGGGTAAGAGCATTATCTAATGTAGGGACTGGTCTATTAAATGTCCCTTTACTTCCACCTGCTCCATTTGAATCAACCCAAAAAACATTGCCTTGATGCATGTTTAGAATTGGAATACCTGCTATTGAAACAGGTTTGGTAAATCTTCCATAAGTACTTATCTTCATGAAACCTCCTTTAAGAACCCTTTGGGCTTACCTTAACTATAAGGAAAAGGTAAATGCCATAAAGTTCGGTTATTTTTAAACTACGCTCCAGCAGATCCGAATAACGCTCTTGGATCAGAACAACCACCAGAAAAACGCATAAAACTTTTAGCCTTTGCATTGTCTGTATCGAATTCATTATCCTGTCTTAAAGAATAACTATCTCTCTCAAATAAAGTCATACCATTCAGTGCATCAGTTCTTATAAACCATGCCTTAGAATCTTCAAAATAATTATTCATACAAATCCCACCAGGAATAGCTTTGGTATCAAGAAGTGCATTAGTCGCATTATTAGCTGTGTCATTCTGAAGGACAGACTTGAAGATCCTGTGAGCATCCCAAAGGTTATCAGGGTGAATATGAAGAGAAACAGCATTTAGATTAATCTGATGACCCATTTCATCTGTTGCTGTATTGATCATATTAATTAGATCTTCAACAGCAGTCTCTGATAAATCAGCAGGAGTAGAGAGTTCATTACTCCAATCACCAGCCTGAGATGGATGGTCAGTAGCAAGAAGTTCTTTTCCATCACCATAAACATAGCTTGAGTCAAAAGCCCTGTTGTAAATGTTAGCAAGAACTATCTCTTTAGTCTGTCTCATGACAAATGCATTGCCCTCTGCCCTTGTTCCACCTTTCTTCTCATAAAGATTGTCTTTCATCTCATTATAAGTTACGATGAAACCAAGACCATAGGAAACATGTGTGAATCTTGTTACATATCCCTGTCCATCAGTTGCATAAGTAAAAGGACTACCCTCTGAAATAACTGGAGCAAGTGGAAAACCATAGTTTTGTAAAGTCTCCTCATATGCCTGTGTTGAACTTTTTATGTCAAAGAGTTTTTTCCACTGAGAATCATGCTGTTTATAAACTCTTCCCCATCGTGCAAAAAGCCCAGGCCATAGTTCTTTTGGATGTGTTGATGTTGATATAACGCCCATTTTTGTTATCCTTTCTAAAAGTTATTGTTTAAATACCGGTTAAGTATCTCTGGGTATGCAGATTGAGCATTACTTCCCACACAGCACTATCACCGAGTGAGTTTCCAATCCTACAGGACAACCTAAGTATCTTCATTTGCAATGTGTTAGTCGTGTTTATAGTACTTCTGTCGAGTTCAACCCCGCTAATACCAGTTGTTGTTGATCCAGCATGTGTAAAAACATAATCAGCATTCAATCCAACACTGTCTTCATCAAGAGCAGATCCATCGCCATCTTCCTGAACCTCAAACACAAGGTCAGGATCATCAGCTACAAAAGCTATTCTTTCATTACTTTTTACATTATAAGACTTGTCAAGATTGTCTGGGTCTGCCTTGAAACCAACCACCACACCAGAAGTATAATTACCTCCGGCTGCAGTAGCTTTCTCTATTTCAGGTAAAGTTCCTGGTTCATACCCCAAATATGCAGTTGCGTTTGATGTTCCAGTTATAATAATAGGATCGCCTCTTTTCAGCGAAGTTGCATATGTTGAAGCTATATAATAAGGGTTGACTGCCCCATTATAAGCTTCACCGTTTTTATGTCGTATAGGGATTAACCCCTGTGGTGCATCTACATTAGCCATTTTTATTCTCCTAATTTAAAATTAATATTTTAATACTTTGCAGTATTGTTTTCTATTGAAATTCCCTCTGATGGTATATACCTTCCTTCACCACCGAATGATCCGCCGTTACCTTTGCCTTGTCTTATAGCAGATTCACCATCGTCTATCTTATTACTTTTAGCTTTTTGATCCATCTCATACAATTCTTCTGGAATTTCCATAAGATAAGATCTACTCCCGTCCCTATCTGTAATCATTGAAACATATTCACCTAAACCAGCATCTATGTTTCTTGCATCTTTCTCTGCAAATTCCCCATTAGCTTTTGATACAAAACTATATCCACCTTCCTTAGCATAGTTTAAGAAACCTTTATGGTCTTTTATCCATCTATTTCTATAACCATCTCTTTCAATAGTACCCATCCTTGACCTTGGTGATCCATAAGGTCTTCTCTCTTTCATTGTTGCTTTGTGTCTTTCCCTTCTCTCTACGCTTCTTTTATCTTCTGACTTTTTACCATTCATAATTTTTTAAGAACTCCTCTTTCGAAAAACCTGGGATCTCTTTAACGAATCTACTACATGCTTTTTTAGCTGATTCGGGAAGATTTCCAAATGTTTGTTTTTTATTGCTTGGTTTTGTTTCTCCACCTGTAGTAACCATTGTCGCCTTTGCTCTTCTTCTATCGCTCTGTGTTTCAAAGTCGCTTGGATAACGGTCTTGGGTTTCTTTTTTGACTTCGTTGTAGAGTTCAATACCAGTAAGACCCATTTCATCAGAGATAAACTCTGACATTTTAGATGCATAATTCCTCAGTTTCTTATTCTTATTGAACCATTTATTGTCAACCAACCAGTCATTAAACTCATTTTCAGCATCTGATACACCATCATCATCACCTGAAGGAACAGGTATCTCTTTGACAAGTTCATTTTTCTCTTGCTCCATCTGGTCAAAGGACTCCACATCACCATCTTCCGCTGCTATCCTTTGCCTTTTACTTATATCTTTAAGTGCTTTATTGTAAGCCTTCTCAGAAAGTCCATTCTGATAATCTCTAAATTCACCGAATGTTTTTTTCATACTTGAAATGGTATTTCTTAGCCCAACGACTGTGCCATCAAGTTTTTTCATCCGTTCACGCATTATTGGTAATTCTGTTTCTCCTCTTTCAAGGAATCTCTCAGCACTAACCCATTTACCTTTATCACCTCTAAAGTTATCTTTTTTTACCCATCCTATCCTACGAGCTTTACTTTCTGTTTCTATGTCTATTTCGACATCAGGATTAACCTCAGGCTCTATGTTTGCATCTATGTTTGCATCTATATTTGCATCTACGTCCATATTCTCTTCCATTACTCGCTACCTTTCTTATTTATTATTGCTGCTATATCTTTGTCGTTCATTAGCTGATATTTTTTCTCGTCAAGACCAATTACTCTGTATCCACCACCCTTGGCAACATAAACTTTATCACCAATTTCTGGGACAGGCTTTTCCCAACCTTCGAATGCATTTCCACCTGTTGCAATCAAAGTTGCTTGTACCTGAAACATATCCCTTTTGTCTTTAACAGTAATAGGAATCCATAATCCACCTTCTGTCCTGTCACTTGTCTCTTCTAATTCAACTATAATTTTGTACTCAACAGGATTTAAACCACTTTTATTAATTTCTTTCATAACGTTCCTTTTTAATCTGTTATTTCTATCTTTAGTATCAAATCTATACCTTGAACAATCCCAACTGATCTTGCTGTTGCTTCATTTGAACCTAATCCATGCCCCAAAGTTTCTCCTGTTGCAAGACCTTCTGTAATATTATATCTATAATCTCTTAAACTTGAAAATACCTTTTTTGTTACATCATGGTTTAACCAATCTTGATATTCTGTTGCACTTACTTTTTCAAATGACATAAAATTACCTTTCCATCTCTTGACTTGGTATTACATTAGGGACAATAGCCTGTTCAGGCAACATTCCTTCTTCACTTGGTATTTCTGATTCTGGTAATGGTTCTTGCATCGGTGCTGGTGCTGGTGCTGGTTGCATCTCCTTTTTATTTGATTTTAAAGTATTCAGGTCTTGAAGGAATGTTTTATAACCATCTAATTGAATTCCTTCTTCTTCTGACTCTGCTTTAGCTATCTGTAAAATAGCATCGGCTCTTAATTTCTCTATTTCTGCAAATATTTTTTTCCTGTTAAGATCAGCCCCTGTCATTTCAAGCTCTAAACGTCGATGCTCAATCTTAATTTTTTCCATCTCTGGGTTCGGTGGTTGTGGTCTTCTCTTGTTTGGTGGTAGTAGCAACGTTTCTGGGACTTTAATGGCTTTTAAATATTGAGCTGTAACAGCATCTTCATCAAGACCCTCTCGTCCTGTTATTTTCATTACCGCCTCAGCCCTACCAACTCTCTGAATGTCAAGTGAAAAGATAGGTTCAGAAGATGGAATAATATCAAACTCTTTCATATCAAAGTCTTCCATTTCTACCTGCTCATCTATAACTGCTACATACTTAGTTTTTTCAGCATATTTTGAGTTTAGAGCAAATATAAGTTTTACCTCTGTTGTCATTGACCTGTGTATTCTTTTATGGAGACCACTATAAACCTTCAAACCCTGTTCAATTAAGGCTGTAACGGTAGCAGCAGAGACATTCTCTCCAGGCTTATTTCCAGCAACAGCATCTTGAACAGATGATATGTCCTTTCCAGCAGATATCAACATTCCAAGTAAAGAAAATAAAACCTGAGATGGTTCTTTTACTGGTAAGGGTAAAATACCTGACCTTAGATCCTGACTCATTACATTGGTTGTTTTCCATTCTCCAGGTTTAAATTTTACTTCAC